TATGTGGGCCGGAATACCTCATCATACGAGGAGATTGCCAGAACGGGCGATAAAGTGCATGATATCGCCACAATTAAGCGGCTTGTGCCCTGCGACAAAAAGACGGTGGAGATGTATCGAGCATGAATCAAGAAACGATAGCGGTTCCCGTCATGTCCTCCATGCAGAAGCTTGCCCTGGCAAGCGATAGGCTCGCGGAGCTGAAAGCCGAAGCGAAACGCTGGCAGGAAGAGTATGATGCCAGGTTGGAAGAGGTCTTGGCGGGCGGTCCCGTTTTCGGGACCAGCAAGTTCCTGAAGGCCACAAAATCGAAAGGCGACGCTTACCAGGCTGATCATGTGATGCTGGTTAGGTCGCCTGTCGTGAAAAGAATTATCCGACAGGATGAATTTATTGAGAAGTATCCCGCGATCTTCCAGCAGATCGGAGTAGTGGCAATCAAGGACGCGGAGGCCGCGATAGGCAGCGATCGCCTAAGCGAAGTATGCGATCTGAAAACGGATTATCGCTATAAGGTGATCAGAACGGAGGTGCCTGTATGAGTCCCATCCTGTCGCTTAGGCACGATCTATGTCGTGCATTGGCCGAGGTATCTGATCCGAGTATCCGCGCTCGGATACCGGCCCTGATAGCAGAATGCGATGAGGTGTTGTATCCCGCGGAGAAAATAGCATGACATTTCCACATATTCTGAGTGAGGAGGTGAAATCTAGATCGACCTAGGCCATCGTTCATATCTTCCTTGGCGGTCTCGCGTCTCGCTGTATTCGCGGGGCCGTCTTTGTAGAGCGGCGCATTCCCGGTCTGTTGGCCACAGATACCGAATGCGGAACTGGAATTAAGAGAGTTCAATTCTCTCCCGCTCTATTTGTCTGACCTATCCCCATAGGCGGGCATGTTCCCGGCTAATATTGAGAGGTCCCTGTTGGCCGGGCAATTTTTAGAAAGCGAAACATATAAATAGTATTAATTACATGGTACACGCGGAGGTTGAAACATGACAGAATTTGAAGTGGGAGATCGTGCCCTAGTAACCAGAAAATTGAGCGCGTGCGAAGACGACCATAACTGCGGTTGGCTTCCACCGATGGATGACATGGTGGAAAAAGAGTACATAATTGAAGAAATCAGTGAGCATGGCAATTATCGTTTAGGTGGGTTTTATTTCCCACCGGTGGTTCTCCGGCGTGTCAATAAGTTGCATGTTGCCAGAATCCTATTCGAAAAGATCCTGGTAAACGGCATGAAATGCCGCCGGATAACGGGATTCGAAGGCATATTGGGGAGAGATGCGCTGCCTAAAAAGTATGTCGAGGGTCAGCCCGCATTCTGGTATGATGATCATGCTTTTTCTGGAGCACATATATTCAACGGAGCGATGATGGATTGGCAACACCCGGATGGCTCCAATTGCAGGCTCTTCTTGGAATTGCCAGATGGTGCAAAAATCGACGTTGGATGCTATTGTTTTGTGGGTATTAACGTGGGTGACGTCTGGCCAGAATCCACCTATCAGGAATTACTCACCTGGCTCAAGCGGGCCGGTTCCCGGTTGGCCAAAATTCGGCAGCAAGAACGAGAGGCCTGGTCAGGCTCCGGGGCCGATGAGATATGATCAAGAATGATATCCGCCGCGTCCAAAAGCATGGGCTCGGCAGCCTGGCGGTATCGCTTCCAAAAGATTATTGCGAAGCGAACGGGATCACAGACGGAACTGCATTGCGGTTTACTGAGTGCCCGAACGGGCTGATGGTAACGAAGGTGATTTGATGAAAGATCTAGCAAAAATGATTGGCAAGCGCATAGAGGCCCGTATCTTACAAGGCGCGCCGTTTGATGTGGTCATTCTGGAAGTAGACGATGAGGAAATCCGTTGTCATGATGACGACGGGCAGGAATATCAGATACGCCGCGATGCAATCATCACGTGGCGGGAAAAGCCGGTAAAGGTAGTGAAGAAGAAGGTGGAATGAATGGAAGAAGAATTCTTGAAGAAGTTCGTTGGGAAACAAGTTGCGATCCTACCATTTGGTGGATCGCTAAACGCGGGCATCCGTGGCAAAGTCGCATCTATGGACGGAGCTATCCTGCGTTTGGTGGATGATGACGAATCCATATACATCGATATCGACGGCATCATGGCTGTAATGTCATGTTGTGAGGCGATCCAAGATGAAGATTGAAGACATTAGGCTAGGTATGCCAATGGTTTCAGCCAGCGGTATCCCGGGCACAGTAGTGGCGATATCCAAAGAAGGTGGCCTGTGGCTGGAGACGGCGGATAGAACGAGGTTTCCGGTACATGTGGAATGTGTGAGACAAATAGAGACGGCATTTCGGCTCGGTGATCAGGTGCGGGCATCTGGTCTTTCTTACACATTCCGGGAATGCGTTGATGGAAAGATCGGCAAAATTGATTATCTAGTCACATATGGCGGCACGAAATGCGCAAATGTGATATGGGCAGATGGTGGTGAAAATGTCGTTCCCGTTGCGCAATTGGCAAAATGCGGAGAATGCCTATTCGATGAAGTTCTCGCGCGGGAATATTGGAAGCCAATTGCCGAGGTAGCCAAATGCTACAAGCAAGTGGGGCCAGAGCAGTTGCTCCTCTCCGCCGAAGCCCGGCGCGTGATAGAGTACCTGAAAGCTCGTGATTGCCCAATTTGCATCAATAACCTGCTGGGTTGCATGGAAAATATCATGTCTGGAATGGCAATCATGGATGGACTAATTGAGGCCAGGGACGCCGGAATTGTAAGGTTGGACGACGGCAAATATAGCATAGTGAGGGATTGAACATGTTAGCCAAATGCGATTGCAAAAATGCCTATCAGGATGCCCATCATGGTCCGGGCGTCCGGGTGCACAACCTGATGAAGGCGGCTAAAGCCGATAGCACCGCGAAACAGGGAAGATGTGTGGTATGTGGAAAAGAGAGGATGATCTAGCATGGAAGAGCTACGAATCAAGATCGAATCTGCCTTTGACAACGTCATCAATGCCAGGAAGGGGCTGCTCGATGCAAAAGAGGTCACCGCCAATGCGAAATGTGACCTAACGGATGCAGAGGTCCGGTATATCCTGTCGGGCCTGTCTGGAAAAAACGAGAAGGAGCGGGAAGCGCAATTGTGGCGTCTATGCGCGGGGTGGCGAGATTCGCTAACTGCCGCGGAAAAAGATGAGCGCGTGGCTACATTGGCGCTTGAGATGGCATTGGATGCACGTAGGAACCTGGAAAGCATATTGAAAATTGAGGAGATGGAGAAATTTGAGGAGATGGAGAAATGGTAGCATTACGCAAACAAGTATTAGTCGACGCCGCAAAAACCTATGCGGCAAAGGCAGGGAAAGAAGTATCGATCAATGACGCGGGCGGGCTGTGCCTGCAACCAGGGGACATCCTGATTTCATGTACTGACGGGAAGCTGGAATGCAACGATCCGGGGACCAAGGAAGCCCTGGCTGAAATCATCATGGAGATGGCTGAGGATGAACCCAGGGGCTCAAATTTGCCCGCAAAGCAGACGACGCGCATGACTAGTCGATCTCAGGCCGGATCTGTCCCTGGCAGCGGCATAAACGCCGCTCAAGCTATCATGACCATGCAGAGCGGTAAAGAGCTAACCTACCAGGTGAACAAGAAGCCTGCTCCAAATGCTACAATGGCTCTCATGGCAGCAACTGACGCCAAAATTGACCTGGTTGAGGTTAATGCCATACTAACTGATGAGCTGGCATCGAGTACCATTAGAGCGAGCCGCAAGAACGGGCGCGTGGTGGATGCAACTGTCAGTATTCGAAAGGCCGATTTCATCAACCTACTTGCATGGAAGGAAGTTGATACTCAGGAAAAACTCAAGAATTTTATCTTGGATGACTCTGACCCTCTGAATATTGCCCTGCCCAATGGCTTTCCGCGGATTAAGCCAGACGCAATGGTCTCTATCAGGATCAAAGGCGAAAATTCAAACACGATAGAGAAGCGCAGGGCAATTGTCCACATCTACATAGAGGCTATGCAGCAATGGATCTTCCAACAGCGGCAATGCCAGACAAAGGCAATACGGAATTCGATTATCCAAATACTGACATCGTCGGGCAATCCAATGGAAGTACTTGATGATGATGAGTTAGCAGATGAAGCGCGAGAGGTTGAGATGGTGGAGGGAAGCAAAGCATGACGCCTCCCATTTTCAACCTAGGGGATGAGGTGGAAGTAATCGGGACGGATCGATATGGCAACGACACCGGAAAGAAGACACTAACTATCTGTATGATGTGGTCCGATGATGGAAAAACGTTCTACTCTGATCGATATAGTCCCTGGTATCCTGCCAATAGCCTGCGATTAGTAAACGAAAAACCACTGTCTCCCATGCAGGTGACCTGCACATATGATCCGGTTGATTGTGAATGTAGGGCTATCCAGGTATCCTGCCCATGTGGACGAAAGGCGGAGATTGCCCTTCCAGAAAAAAGTGAATGGAAAGAGGTGTCGGATGAGCTGAAGATAGGTGATTATGTAGCCATCGTTGGACCAAACCGGTTTGGCAATTCTGGCGCACTTGGTCATATATTTCAAATCACGCAAGTATATCATTCTGATCAGCCGGTTGTGGTTTGGTATTCATCTGAAGGCGAAAACTGTTATCCTGCCAAGAGCTTGCGAAAGCTCACCCCCGAAGAAATCGCCGATCACATGCAACCAAAAGACGAAACGATAATCAGAATGGCAAGCACCATAGAAAGGTGCTGTGAGCGGCTATCTGCAATCGAGAAGCGACTTTCCGCTATCGAAACGTTGCAGTTCTCGCAACAAGACGCGATCGTGCATTTTGAGAATCGTCTTACCTTTGTCGAAAAATTCCAACGTGACCAAGACGATTTCGTGGGCCGGGCAATTCGGGATGGGGTAGCCGAGATATCAGATTTTAGGAGGAAAGCATGAACCAGATACGCTTTTCCCATTTTTACAACAAGTTGCCGCGCGATTACCAATATTCCGAGTTGCTCCAGGTAATACCTATCCGGCTTGCAGAGCTATCCCCGGAATTCAGGCATTATGATACCACCTACCTAGACGGCGGAGAAGAAAAGCAATATCCGCTGCCCGCGGCAGGTAATTACATGATCCTCCTATTGCAGGGCGGATCTGGTCATGGGAAGCTGTGGACTACTATTAGGTCGCAGAAAGGAAAGGGCGGTCTGGATAAGTTGGGATATTATAAATCAATGGTGGGCGAAATATTTGAGTGTAAGGTGATAGGATGACATTGCTAGCCATGCTCTCAAACGAATTTGCCATTTGGCGGGGGCCTATATTAGCCATCATACTCATTGGTCTGGCAGCTACCGCTTGCCTTGCCTATATGACTGGCTACTATGACGGCTATCATGCCGGGGCTGTAATCTATGTCGGAGGGACCCCATGAACCGCATACAGGTTTGCATGGCCCCGGGCGAAGGAGCCCGCGAACAAGATTTGCGAATTGCCTTGTCGCATGATCCTAGGTTCGAGCCGCTGCAAATCGATTCCAATATACCGGTCGATCTGCGTTTCGAATTGCGAAACGTTTCATGGGAAGACACGCCGGATGGGTTGCTCACCGTTCCGAGATTGAGCTGTCATGTTTTGCATGTGGAGCTTAAACGTCCTGAGGACTTCGTACAATCCGTCCTGTCTGGTCACCTGGCAGAGCAGACTCTATCTATCAGAGAGAGCGGTTATAATGGATGTGTGGTCATCCTGGGGAGCTTAGACGACATATATGAGGCCATAAAGGACGCTTCCAAGTCGCGGGCTGGTAAGTACCTGAGGGGCAGCGAACTGTCTCAGGCAATAAGTAGCAACCACCTGAGATGCAAAAGCTTCAGGAAGAGGTCGTTTTTGAACGGTATCCCAATATTCTATGTGGGAGACGACAGCGGGTTTTTCGATCACGTGGAGGAAGACGACAAAGGAAACAAAATCGGTGTCTGGAAAGATATACTGGAATTAGCACATGATTATTTGCTAGACGGTGACATGTTGGGGTTTAGGCAGCGCCCGGCTGAAAACGAACGTGAGATTTGCGCCGCTGCGACTTTGTTTAAAGGGATTGGGTCAGATTCCATGCGGGTGCTTCTGAAGGAGTACACGTTGGCATTTGTGCCGAGGGGCATTTATGCGAAGCCAATAGAGGAGCTGCCGGGATGGGGACCTAAGCGATGTCAGATGATAACAAGCAGGGTTAGGATGGTTTACAGATGAGTATATATAATGTGGGAAGACTTTTTATGTTGGTATCGTTCATGCTTGGGTTTTTGGCAGGGCGGTATGCATGAGTCCAATTGATAAACTGGTCGGGGAGTCAACTTCTGATAGAATCTCTACGCTACTTACGTTCTTTATGATAGGACTTGATTTCGGCATTGGATTCTGGTTGGCATATAGGTGGATTGCATGACAAAATTAGAAGCTGTTATATTCCTTTGTGCTATGATGTGGCTCATAAATGGAATTTTATATTTTGCAAATTGGTGGTTTACTTGAATACTGAAACTGAATTCTTTCTGGCCTATTTGGGCAGCATGATAATCTTATTTTTACTGGGATTTGTATGGGGGCGGTATCTGTGAAGAAGTCCGAGATGGCTGCCACCATCGAGGCATTGCGAAAAGAGAACAGGGAGCTCAAAGAGCAAATCATCATGTACAAACGTAGTTTTGAGGTGGGAGATGACATATATTTGCCCATTCGATACCCCAGCAGGATGCACCGCAATCTTGTGCTATGATTCCAGAGAATGTAATGTCCGTTTACGGGAACAGCGAAATGTGGGTATCATAAAGCAGTTTCGCGACATAGAGGAAACCGGCGATCTACCGCCGGGTTTCAGATGGACATCGATCGAGTGGGGAGAATCTACCGGCTGGATGGGGTGGGTATGTGGGCCGAATGGCTGCAACGATTGGATTAAGTGCCGGAAGATACCGGACGATTTGCTTGGTGAACTTCAATGCTAAATCATGGCCGTCATCCCACCACCAAGCGCAAAGGTCACAAGCTCGGCCAACCCAGACGGCAGGTCGATCCCTCCGCATATCCGGCCATGTCGCAGATGGAGGCAGCTGGTTGGGGCTGGGGCGCAATCGGGAAGGTGTTTGGCGTTACGCCAACGACCGCTAGCAGGCTGGTGCGGAAATACAGGGGCGAGCTATGAATGCCACATCTTCCATTGGCTGGTATCTTTTGGAGCACAAGATAGATCCTGTTATCTTATCTGGCTTTCCAAAACGACTATCAGAGCTCCCGCCTCACCTGGTCACGCGCCTATCGACCAATGGCATGATCAGGAAGCATGAGCGCACATTGCAGCACGGCGCTTGGAGGTGGTTGTGGGTGGCAGGGCCGAAGTTGCCAGGATTGTTGTGCTGGATGGGTAAGCGAAAACGTTAACTTTTTTCTGAATAGTAAGCGATTATGCTTACGTAAAAGCTTAAATAGTAATAGATGCTACTATACATTAGATGAGGCGCGTCTAGTCGCGTTGAGTCTAGGTGGCCTTGTTGCGGCGGGGCAGTTGCGGTTAGTCAAGTCCGGTCCTGTTATGTAGGGTCGACGCATGGCAGTTCCGTTGGGGCAGGGCAAGTCGGGTCAAGGCGGTGTATGGCTAGGCAGTTGAGGTTCGGCACGTCGTGTCTTGTTACGTCTCGTCAAGGCAGTCGCGTTGTGTCATGTCCCGTCCTGTTGCGTTCCGGCAAGTCTGGGCAGTCTCGGTAAGTCGTGGCTAGGCTATGCGTGGCAGTTGTGTCCCGGAAGGTCTAGTCGCGTTAGGTCCAGTTTCGGCAAGGCAGTCGAGTCGTGTTTAGGTAGGCATGGCAGATAGGTTGCGTTTTGCCATGTATGGTCTTGTCCAGTTGGGCTGTGCCTTGCTAAGGCAGTTGGGTCAAGTCTTGTCGTGTCTCGTCTCGCCCCGTTGCGTCATGTAGAGTCAAGTCGGGCCGAGTCCTGTTGAGTCTAGTCATGGCAGTCGAGTCGTGTCCAGTCGCGTCGGGTTGAGCCCAGTCGCGTCCTGTCTAGGCAGTCAAGTCAGGTATAGTTATGTCTCGGCGAGTCAAATCATGTCAAGGCAGTCTATAGGAGAGATAAAAATGGTTGCAAAAGCAAAGAAAACCGAGGTTCCAAGCGGACCTATAACATTGAAAAGAATCGCATTACAGACTCTTAGAATACCCATTGTCGGAATATCCGAACTGATAGTTCATCAATGGTCTGAGAAAGCCAAACGGCAGATGCTGGAAAAGCAGATGTCTCCTGGCATCAAGAGCAAACGAGATGCCAAAGACCCCATAGCAGACTATGAGGCCACAAAATACAAGATGCCAGATGGATCGGATGGCTTCCCGGCGGTTGCCTTCAAGCAGGCAATGGTTGACGCTCTACGATTTTACGAAGGCGTTACAATGGTAATGGGCAAGATGGCATTTTTTGTTGAGGGCGATCTAGTAAAGATCGAAGGCGAACCTCGGATGAGGGAGGATATGGTAAGGCTGGAGACCGGGGTTGCTGATATCAGGCACCGTGCCGGGTACCCCAACTGGTCTGCGATGCTCACCATAAGCTACAATCCTGAGCTACTTACCGCAGAATCGGTTCTTGCCCTGGTAGATGCGGCGGGCCGTATGGTGGGCGTGGGCGAATGGCGGCCATCTAGTAAGAAGAGGACGGGGCCTTATGGAAGGTTCCAGGTTGATGATAGCAGGGCGGTCGAAAAGTCATGAAGCAAACTTATGCATGGAAGATGGGGATGAGTATCCCCGTCAAACCCGATGTCGCGGGAACGATATTCGAAAAGATCATAAAAGAGCGTGGCGAACTGAAGCCGTCGTTTGTGGTCGAGGAAGCAAAGCCTGTCAAATCTCCGCTACATCCATGTTTTGAATGGGACAACGAAAAGGCAGCTTTGGAATGGAGAGAACACCAGGCACGTCAATTGATACGGTATCATGTGGTACTGATTCATCCAGACACATTGCCTAAATCGAGTGTTCCTATTGAAATCAATGCAAGAAATACTACAAGAACGTTTGTGAGTGTCAGAGAGCCAGACGGGAAAACGAAATACCTGCACGTTGAAACCGTGATGTCGGACGCGGTTCTCAGGGATCAATATATCAAGCGAGCATTTAAGGAGATCCAAGATTGGTCAGTTCGTTATGAGTCGATCGCAGAATTCGCTGGAGTCCGGGCGGAAATAAAGAAAATTAAGCTAGATTGATTACCCTTTCTTTTTTCGTAAGCATATTCACTTACCACAAATCAAAAGATATATATACAATGACGTGCAATAGATAGCCGTGCACGGACGATTCGCTCATGAAGGCCATGTCAATCGAACCAACCAGGCCTGGAAAGCAGAATCCGTCCAAGTTTTCGTCCAAGATCCAATGACAAAGCAGCATCTTATTTTCAATATGCCGCGGGGCAACAAGACATGCTCAAAATGCGGCGAAGTAATTCGATATGACACGCGCGGCTATGCGTTTTGCCAATGCCAGATTCACAATGAGATGGTGCATAGGTCAATATCAGATATTGCAAAACAAGTCAGAGCTGATATCAGAATGAGACGAACTAAGCGTTTTGCCAGATCATTAACCGTTTAAGCGGGCCGATTTGGGGTTGAACCGCGCTTTCTATTTATACACTTTATCGAGGTCTACTCATGGAAGAAGATACCTATGCACCATCTACCAAGCCTATACTTGTTGCGGGCCGCCTATCCCATCCCGAGTTCGAACCATCCAAGATCAAGCTGCCCAACCTGCTAGAAATTTGCGGGATGCAAAGGCATAAATAGGTTGGCTGTATAGGTAACTTGTCTTTATCCAAGACCATCAGCCGGTGCCCATTGGCCCAACTTTGGACACCGGACCTCATAGTCTCATGTAGACACTCCATAGGCAGCCCATCACTGCCTATTATTGTCATCGCGAGCGCCAACTCGCTTTCGACTCCAGGGGAAAACATCGGAGATGCATGAAATAGGGCATCCTGCATATCGCGAGTAATCGCATACGAAGTACCCTGGCTATCCTTGTTATCTACAGACCGATAACATATCCCTCCACATCTCCGCCTGCTGCCGGGCGGGAGAACCAATACGGCAGCGAATCCTCGTCATTGCAGTTGATCTCTGCATTCGACCTCTTGCAAGAGCGCCTTCCCACGGTTGGCCGTGGTGGGTTGAGCACAAGATCAACGGCCCGTCGAAGGGAGGTACACCACCAATTGTTCGTTCCCTTCATCCATTTATGACGAAATTCACAAAAGCTAAACAGGGGTTGTGCAAATTGCCCTATCCGACCACGGGGTGAGAGTACGTGAGATCACGCACAACCCATGCGATTCGTAGGCCTGGATATGCCTTGAAACCATCTATCGGAGCATCATGTCAGGCGAACTTTTCCCGGAAATCCTCACCAACCAGATAGCAGAGACATAGAACGATATGACCAACCCACGAAAAACCGGCTATTGTGCCGTATGCGAATACATAAAGAAGCACAAGAAGTGCGGCCTCAACACAAAACTCATGGAAGGGGCCTCATATCGATCTATCGCAATTGAGACCGGCCTGGACCAGCGAACGATAGCAAAACATGCCAAGGCCGGGCATGGGATGCGGCCTGTGATTGCGCAGGCGGGCAGGACCAAAGCGGTGAAAGAGGGGTTGGAACTGGTGAAATGCCAGAAGAAGGTATGGGACGATGCACAAGAAGCTGTGGATTATGCACTTGGACGAAAGAAGCCACCACAGAATCCATTAAACTTAGGCGTATTTGGGCAATGCATCGCGCCGCAGGTGAAGATTATAGAAGTGCTCGCGAAGGTAAGCGATATCAAAGATGACGATGTCCCTGGCATAGATCGAGCCATAGCCAAAATGAAGGAATCGCGAGATGGACAATGAGTTCTATGATGGTTGGCTATTCCCGGATGCCGGAAGCAAGCATGAAGATGTTCTCATAGACTTCATATATTCCGATTACAAGCTATTTTCGCTATGGGGGTCTGTATCATCTGGTAAAACTGTGACCTCCTCACAGGCATGGGCGGGCCTAATCAAGCAAACCCCGAAACAATATCCATTCGCGATGATTGGTAAGACGGAACTTACCCTAGAGGCAAATGTCCTAGATCCATTAACTGACTTTTTGGGGTCGAAAAACTGTTATAAGTCTGGCAACGTGGCCTACATATACGGGCACAAGGTAAGGCTTTATGGGGCAAATGATGCCAAATCAAGATCTAAGATCCAAGGAAAAAGCCTGTATGCCTGGTATGGGGACGAAGTGACCACCTGGCCAGAAGATTTCTTTATGATGGCTCTAAGTCGCCTTCGCGTGGGGAAGGCAAAAGCCATCATGACCATGAATCCTGAGAGCAAATTCCATTGGTTTCATAAACAGGTCATCGAGCGGGCCGACAATCCGGCCATAAAAGCGAAGCTCTACCATTTCACAATGGCAGACAATCCGCACCTACCAGATGATTACAAGGCATGGATTTCCAGTATGTACGTGCCGGGCACGGTATGGTACAAACGCTGGATTATGGGCGAATGGGCCGCGGCAGAAGGTGCAATATTCCCATTTCTCACAGATGATCCCAAAGATGGCTTCATAATCAATGAACTGCCCAACGATTTTATTCGCTATCTGGTTGGCATGGACTACGGCCAACAGCACCCCACCGTTATGCTTCTGGCAGGATTTAGTTCTTCCCTGAATAAATGGGTAGTCATAAAAGAATTTTACACTTCGAATAAAACCAACACCGTCTATTCCAACGAGTTCAAAACTGAGATATTGGATTTCGCGGGCGGCATAGTTCCCGATTCGATTGATGTGGATTCGGGCGGCGGTGGGTTAAGCTTGATCTACCAACTCCGAGACGATTATCATGGCATGAATGTAAGACATGCCATAAAAGTCGATGTCAGCAAAGAAATTCAGGATCTGGCAACGCGCCTTTTCCGTAAGCAATGGGCCATATATAGTCCGGGATGTCCTAAGCTTTTTGAAGAACTGATGAACTACCTATGGGACGATTCGGCCAAATTCAGAGGGAAAGATGAACCTCTTAAGAAAAATGACGACGGCCCGGATGCATTCAGGTATTTGAATAATAGGGTGGTTCATAGTTATGGCTAACGGCAAATGTGCCATATGTGGCAAAGAAATTCCCGAAAAACCAGACGGTCAAGGCTCCTACATGTCCGCCAAAATCGAATTGCACCATCCGTTATTTCCACAGCTTAAGACAATTTACGAGAATAGATGGATTTGCCACCTATGCGTGAAAACGATAGCTAATCACATATCAGACAACGACGCGCTCTTTTAGGATGATAGTATGTTACACAACCTAGATTTCTTGGAACCGGGCCAGTCATGGCCGCCGGAATCGGAGCGTGCTCGTATCGATGCCTACACTGAAAACCAGCGACTTCGGGATGGTAAGTTTGAAAAGGTTTGGCCTGATCTGGCGAAGTATCTGAGGAAGGGCGAGACCACTAAGGGCATTGAGTTCTGTCTCGATTATCCTGATTTAATAATTACAAAGACATGTGATCTCGTACTAGGAGGGCCGCCGGATTTCTGCATTCCAGAGAAAGGCGAATCCGAGAATCCAGCCGAGGCAAACGTATCTGATCTGGTTGCACGGGTCAATTTCATCGAGACACTTGACGCATTTATCGCCAATGTGGACTGTCTAGGCGACGCGGTTCTCAAGCTATCTCAGGCAGATGCGGTCAAGATCGCCAACGTCTGCCCAACTCACTGGTTCCCGGTGGTCAAGCGAGGTACTGATGAGATCATCTACCATGTGCTTGGGTTCAAGTTCCGGGAAGGCGATACCTGCTATCTGGAAGTTGAAATACATGGCAAAAACGAGTCTGGGAAGCATGTAATTGATCATAGGCTCTATAGGTTGAATGAGTCCACCATAAACACATCAACAAATTCTACAATCGGTGAACGGCTGCCGTGGTCAAATCCTGACGTAAAAGAGATCGAAGAGAACCCGATAGATGACTTTCTGGTAATCACCGCTCACAACAAGTCAGATGGTATATTTGGGAAAAGTAGCTTTAAGCCATCCCTGAAGGCGATCCTGAAGAAGCTCATAATTAGGTATGCGCTTGAGCAGGATGTCCTAGATACCTTCTCGCGGCCTACTTTTTTTGGGCCAAAAGAATTTCAGGACATCGATCCTGTAAGCAAGAAGCCGGTATTCCGTCCAGGCGGCTACATTGGCCTAAATCCAGATCCGCATGTCAGCCCGATATTACCAGCCGGGCTCGTATGGGATGCGCACCTGGGCGAGAACGATGTATCCAAGCGGTCACTGATGGACAGGCTTTTTGATGTCTCGGAGATGTCACCGGTGCTATTCGCCGGTAATCTGGCTGGCATGGCCGAATCCGGCACCGCTCTCAGGCTGCGGCTCACAAACACATTGGCCAAATGCTCTCGTATCCGGCGAAAGGTCGATGGGTCAGCAAGGAAAGCGATATCTATCGCGTTGCAACTGGAAGGTAACCCAGTCGATGGCCTATATATTGAATGGAAAGACGGGCTGCCTAAGATTCCATTGGAAGAAGCTCAGAGGTTTTCCTTATGGACCATGACGCCACAGTTTGCGGGTGAGGTGGGCGGGAAGTACTTGCTGAAGGAATTTGGCTATGACGAAGATGACGCCGATGCAATAATGCGAGACCCGACGCGAAATGGTGGCATGGGGGGTGGTA